AATATTTCATCTAGTTTATTTACTCGTCTTAGGTTGTTTGTAATAGTTTTAGTTTCGCTCATTTTGTTTGTATTAGATTAATTAAAATAGGGGGCTTTCGCCCCCGTTGGTTTATTTAGTATAGGGTAAATTTAGTAGCCTAGTTATTTCCTTTTCTACGGCTTCCCTTTCTTTGTTGGTAATTTGTGCCCTAGCGTCTACGTCCATAAAATGAACATTTGAATATACTATAGTACTTACCGCCTGGTCTATCATATCCTGGGGGTCAGTCGCCGGCTCGTCCGTATCTTGTGACCAGTCTACCCAGCCCTCTAAGTATTTTACTATTCCTTTCTTGCTAAACTCTATACCCTCGTCTATAAATATACGTTTAAGGTAAGCCTTACCTAAAAGTTCTAGCGTATTAGCGCCTCTAAAAGCGATTAATTTTTGCCCGTCAAATATTCCGTAAATCATAATTTTGTATTTTTTGTTTGTTTGTATAGCAATAGTAGTATAAAATTGTATACCGTGCAAGTTATTAACAATATTTATTTTTTTTGTGCATAAAAAAAGCCCCTCTATATTTCTATAAGGGGGCCTTAATACAAAGCGCCGGGCGTGGCCCAGCTACAAAACTAAGCGGTAAAGGTAAGTATTTATATCTAAATAAATAACAGTAAGCCGAAAAGTAAAGCCAGGCCCCCAGTAGTCCCAGCTATCGCCCTGGTCCTTTTAAGTTTCTTAGCTTTCTTTTCTAGCTGGTTTAATTGGTCGGCCTGTATTTCCTCGCTATCTACTAGCCGGTTATATAGTACCTGGTTTGTTTCTAAAGCGTTTTGTAGCTCTACCTTAGTACGTAGGAAAGTTTTTACCTGGTCCGTGGTAAAGCATAGCGTACTGTCCTTATTTTGACTTAAAGCCGAAAAGCTCAAAAGTAAGGCTATCAATAGTAGCCCTATCTTTTGCATTATCAATTTGGTTAATTTTTTCACGGTATTGCTTTAGTATTAATATTTCGGGTTTTACCTGGTCGCAATTCTTACCCCTCAGCTTTACAGCTAGTAAGGTAATTACTACCAAAGATAGTACTACGTAAGCGGTAATAAATACTACGCTGTTACGCTGTATAAAGCTCGTTAAGTCGCGCATAGGCTTTAAGTATATAGCTGTTATTATATTTACCGCTACGGTCTAGGTCCAGCTCGCTAGCTATTTCCGGGTATTGATCGTTTACCCAGCGCCTAAATTTGTTACCCTCTTTAGTATTACTAAAAGGCTGGGCCGTTTCGGTTTCCTTTGTTTCTACGTCGGCCCCCTGGTCGTCTATAGGCCATATAAAGCCCTGTAATTCTAAGCCGTTATATACGTTAAAGCTGTACTTACGTTTTCTAGTTGCTACTACTTCGCCCTCGCGTACCCCGTTACTACCAGTATTACCCTCTACAGTTTCAAAATAGTCTTTATATACAGCGGTAACTATCCCAGCGTGACCAGTCCAGGCTTTACGGCCCTTTCTAATAGTTTGGTAGATAACTATAGCCCCAGGCGTCGCTTTGTCGCTTACCTTATAGCCGGCCTTACTAAAGTTTTCTAGGGTTTTTACAGCGCTAGCGCTACAAAGTTTATCTAAAATAGCTAGCGTTTTGTCGTTTCCTTTATAGGCTAGTTTTAGTACGGCCTCGGCGAAGTAACTGCACCAGGCTTGTCCTATTTTCCAGCCTACGCTTTGCATAATTTGTAAAAATTTCGGGTCCTCAAAGCCCTGGTTTCCTTTTATTTCGTTTTGCCCTACAAAACTTAGGGCTACTTTTACTATTTCTTTAGCTTTCATATTTATAATTTATACGCCATATATGGCGCTGTAAAATGTAGGTTTATTAGTCTTACATCCTTTACGCCAGTTAGGGTATTTAGCCTGGTTTTCGTCTAAAAATTTAGCTATTCGTAGGGCATGTACTTCTATTTTCGCCCGTACGTTATCTAGTATAAGGCCCTTATCGGTACCGCTGGCGCTAGTCGTATTATTACCGCTACGTTCCTGGGTCCCCTTTGCTGTTACCGGTGTGTTTAAAAACGGTATTAGGTTAAGCTCAGTAGCTTTAAGTAAGAAAGGCTTAAGCTTATCTATTAGTATTTGCTCGTCTACAGTAGGCGTACCAGCTAGGGCAAGCTGTAGCTGGTCGTATAAGTCCTTACCTAGTAATTCGTATACCTGTATTTCCTGGGCGTCTACTAGGTGGTTATTTACTTTGTTACTATCAAAATCAGTATCTATTATAGTAAAGTTCTCAAAATACTGGGTATCTATTATTAAGATCATTCTCTAAAGTTTTGGGCTGTTTGTATTTGGCTTTTTACGGTGTCGCCGTCGGCTACTTTATCTAAGCCCCCTAGCGCTCTTATTTCGTTTATAGTTAAATTCTCTAGTACTTTGGTCGCTACTAGTGGGCTCATACTGTTTAAAGCTTCTGCTACCTTATTACCCTGGGCTGTTTCGCCCTCTATTTCTATTACGTCCTCTTTTATAATATCTAAGGGCGTTAAAAGTATTCTATTCTTATTACCGCTAGCGTCTAGTATTTCGTTTAGGCTTCGCTGTATCATATTTTGGTAAGGGGCTACTACAGTCTTTTGATATATATTAAAGGCCGTTTCTAGCTCAGCGGTCCCGCCTAGTTGCCCCGGTGTCTTTACCCCGAAAAGCATAGGGCTTACTACTCCGTGGCCTGTAAGTATTTTATTTTGGGTTTGCTCGTCTATTACGTTATACTGTTTATCTATATTTTCGATATTAATAGGCTCAAATTTTGGCATAAGCTCGGGCCGTGGACTGAATACGCCTATAATTTTCTTACCCTTAGCGCCTGTATATTTGGCGTTTAAGTTGTTTATTATTTCGTCCTCTATTTCCTCGCTTTCGGGCTTACCTGGAAATACTACGCTTACCTTTGGGCTAAAGCCGTCTAGGGCGCTAGCTAGGTAGTGGTCGCCTATTTCCTTTTCTAAAGTTATCCAGGTTAAACTAGCGTAGTAGTCGGGTAGCCCGTAAATTAGGTGCCCGCTTCTCATCGTTTGAACGTGCAAAAGCTGTCTAGTTTTCGTACCGTAACGGTCAAAAGGCTCGTAAGTTATTACCGGCTCTTTATTGTCGGCCCAGTCGCTAGAATATTTTAAGCTCTTTACCTTACCATCTTCTAATAAGCCTACCCTTACCCCCTCTACGCTTATAGCCTTTAGCTCTACTACTCTATCGTGTGCATCATTCCAGGTACATTCTATAGCGTAACGCCCGTGCAATTTTGCGTCAAAGGACAGGCTAAAAATTACTTGTTCTAGGTTTTGCTTTTGGTTTGGGTAACGCTGTAGGCTTACTACGTGAATTAAGTTAAGTAGGTCCTTTTCGTCTACTATTTCTATTTCAGTATTACCGCCCGCGATCATTAAAGCCGTGCGGTTTATTATAGCCTGGTTTGTTGGGCTGGTGTCGTATAGTTTTATAAGCTTATCCGGGTAGTCGTTTAGTCGGCCAAAATTATATATATGTTTAGCGCTGTTTTTTTCTACGTATAAAGGCTGGTTTACTGGGTTGCCCCCGGTACCCCCTACGGAAAACTGGGCTTTTAATTCGTCGGGGCTTTTTGCTGGGCCCTTACGGTTAAAATTTAAAAAATCAAATAGGGCCATATCTTAAAATTCCTTTGTCAATCACTAGCCCAGGGTCTACCCCGTCGGCCGTTATTGTATAATTATACTCTACATTCTCTAGCGTAGGCGCCGGTACTATTTCTAGTTTATAGAAACTGTTACCAAAAAATAATACTGTTAAAGGTAGGTTTATTTCTATAATTTCGCGGGCTTTTTTATACGTAAGCTTTATACTAAAATTAGTAAGTCCAGCTATACCGCTGTAAATATATAGTAAGTTTTGCCCCGGCTCTATATGTTGCATAAATCTAAATTAAGGGCCGTACAATTTACGGCCCTTAGTTGTTTTTTTCTATTATACCGCTGGTATTAATAAGGCTGGTATTATAGCTGGGTCTACGGTCGGTATCATTTCGGACGCCTGGCCGTTAAACGTAATAGTAAAGCCGTTCAATTCCTCTTTTTTCGTACCAGTACCGCCTACAGCTGTAGCCAGTTTAAGCCCCTCGTCAAAGCCTAGGGCCCAGTCGGTTTCGTTGCTATCCTGTACGATAAAAATAAGGTCCTTTTGACCAGCCCCTAGGCCAGCTATAGCGTTACGTCGGTCTACGTCCCTACGGGCAATAACTACCGCTAGAATTTGATCGAAATACTTACTACCAGTATCGAAATTATTAGTTTCATTTTCTTGAAAGCTAGCCGTAAGTCGCTGGGTAGAAATTTCGTAAAATTGGCTACCCACTTCCATAGTAATAGCGTCCACTATTCCGGGTACGGTTTCGGTATAGTCTACCATTTGGCATTTATCAGCTACCAAAATACGAAGTACGCCCCCGGCGTTATTTTCGCAAAGTACGTCTATACCCTCAGTTAATAAATTAGCACATATACAGGCCATAATTTTTAAATTTATAAGGTTTAAAATAGGGCCCCAGCTCGTCCACTAGGGCCCGTTAATTTGTTTAGTCTATTAACGCTTAAACTGTAGCGTATACTATTTCCTCGGAAATAGCGTAAGTACATTTAAACTTTAAAGTACTTACTACTCTTATTTTCTTGTCGCCTGTAGTTTGTCTAAGGTCAATTATAGAAAGCTCGTTATCATCACTTAATAAGTCCGTAGCTCTTACAAAGTTTGTAAGCTTTCCAGCTATCAATACGTTATCATTTAAGCCCCCGCCTTTTGCTAGGTTATATACTGGCGCCGGTACTAACTCAATACCTAGATAATACATTTTAATACCGTCGCTAATCAATTCCGGTACGGCTGTATCGAAAGCGTTTTGCTGGTAAAATTTCCACATATTAGTATTCATCATTATAGCTAGGTCCGGGTCGCCCATTAGCTCGCCAGGTATAGCCGTATATACCTTACCTATTTCGTCTATAGCGTTGGTCGAATTAATAGGTAAAATAGTAGCCGTAATTACTGCGCCGTCTAGTGCTAGCTCAGTTTCTAGCTCAGTAAACGCCTTACGCTCTAGCTCGGCCCCTATCTTTGCCGGTATTTGTTCCATTAGCCACGCCTCAAAAGTTGGGGGGAAGTCTACATTATTAGCGCCGGCCTGTAGTTCGCTAGCTAAATAGCTTTGCTCAAAAGTCGTTACGCATTCCTCAAAATTAATGTCGTACCCGTTTACCGTATCTTTCTTTTCGGTTAAGTCCAGGTTTACGTTTGGGTCAAAATCACAGCCCTCGGGCGCTAATATTACCCCTGTGAAATTCAAAAAATTCAATTCAAATTTATCTTTTACGTTTGGTAAAAGTGTAAAGCGATCTACAGCGTTACGCTTGTAAAAAGTTTCAGTATAAAAGCCTGTAAGCTCAGTACCTCTATATTCCGGTTTAGTAATTACAATACCCATTTGTTTAAGTTTTTTTAGGTGTTATTATTTATTTATTTATTTATTTTTTGCTCGTTTTTAGACTGTAGCGGGTCTTTGATTTTTAGCTTTTAGCTCGGCTAGTTTCTTAGCCATTTGCTCGGGGTAAGAAAGTTCTATTTTTACCTCGTCGGCTTGGTTGTCGTCTTTTCTACCTGGTAAAAGCTCGGCCTTAAACTTTGTAAACAATTCCGTAAGGTCGGCCTTACTAAAGTTTTCCGCTGTACTAAGATCGGTACCGCTTACCTGGGCGCTTAGCTGTTCTACTTTCGCGTCTAGCTCAGCTAGTTTATTTACTATTTCCATCTTCCAGGCTTCTAAGTCCTCGGCTGGTGGTACGTCGTCTAGTGGCGCCTCGTTTCCTGGCTGGCTTACTGGCGTTACCGCTGTTATTACCCCGTCTACTACAGTATATACGTTTTCGTTTACTGTATAGTCGCCGTTTTCGTTTTCTACCTCAGCGCCTATAATTAGCGTAGCCGGGTCTAAGTCCTCTAATAAGGCTAAATTGATTTTCATATTTGTATTTATTTGGTTAAAGTTTTCTTGTCTAGGCTGTGGTTTCGGGTTGTCGGTCGTCGCTTCTTGGTCGTCCAGGTTACTAGTAATAGCCGGTACGTTTCCTACCTTTCGGGTTTCGTCGTCCTCAAAGTCTACGAAGAAAATTTGCCGGCGCCAGCGGTGTCTACATCCGTAACTTCCTTTATAGTTAAAAATAGAATAACGGCCAAACTGGGTATTTTCCCCCTTAAAACTCATTATATCAATGTCCTCTTTTCTAAATACCTTACCTGTACGGTCCTGGTAGTCTAGTACTCTACGGCAAAAATTACGGTTTTTATTATCTTTGGGCCCGTCGTACTTGTATCTTACTATCCATTTACCTACGTCGCCCTTATTCCTATCTAGTCGGCTGGGCTCGTCGGGTTTCGCTACTACTCTAAAGTCGTACTTTCCTAGTATGTCGTCTAGGCTTAGCTCGTTCTCGTTTTCGTCTATTAGGTCGTCGTGTAATAGCGTCCAGTTTTTACCTACCTTTTCGCCTAGGCCCTCTAGTTTGTTTAGTAGGGTTTCCTCTATAATAGCGTTATCTATAGAAAGCTTTAAGCCCGCTAACATTTCAACACTAAAGCCCCTTAAATTTCCTGTAAGTATTTCCTTATTCCAAAGATCAGTATTTTTAACCTTTACTACGCCGTA